TTTTTATTAATTGTATTTTTTCAGCTATTTCTTTTTTTATTCTTATGCTGGTGTAGTCAGTCATTTTTTATCATCTTCCTTTTTTTTGGTTTAAAATATAAAAAAAATATGGAGGGGTTAGATTAATGTTTCGTAGATGAAACTTATTAAAATAACCAACCATATTATTAAACTTATCCAAGTATATTTTTGGTTTCTATTAATGTAGATTAGTATTGCTAATATGATTAATAGTATTATGATTATTGTACTTATTATTGTCATTTTGTTTTTCACCTCCTTTTTAAGAAAAATTTATATAAGAAGCAATAAAAAATATAATAATTGTAAGAGGGGGTTTAACCTCCTACTTGTGTTTTTGTCTTTTGAGTATTTCTAGGATTATACTCAAAGACAATATTATGATTTTTATTGCCTCTGATTCTGACAACTTTTCACCTCCTTGTATTTCTATTATTATATTGTACTGCATAGTATATAAAGGTTTCTATTTTTTTAATTAAAAATATCAATACATTTTAATAACAAAAAAAGATAAAAAATATTCATTATAAAAATGAACAATAACCTAACAGTTCACAAAACTAATTAAACACCAAAATTTAGAACACAATGCGTTTCATTTTTTCATACTGAATAATGTTTAGTGTTTCATTATTTTCATTGAATATACTGTATTTTTAAGGTTTATTTTTTGAATAGAAACATTTATATTAACTTATAACATAAATATAAAAACAAGAATAAAAAAACTTTTTTGAAGAGTAAAATTGTAGAGGTTATATAAATCATGGTGGAAAGTAATCTTATTGAAACATTTTTATATAAAAGTGAAGATGGGCCAGTATCAATTAAAGTTATCATTGATCAAGAAAACGAAACATTATGGGCAACACAAAAAACAATGGCTAATTTATTTAATAAAACACCAAAAAACATTAGTAAACATTTAAATAATATCTTTGATAGTGGAGAACTTGTTAAAGATGAAGTAACTGTTAATCCAAACGATTCCACTATTAGTGGAATCGTTATTAAAATTAATCCTGAAGCAAATACTCAACCCATACTCTATAATTTAGATGCTATGATTTCCGTAGGCTATCGTGTCAATAGTAAAGAAGCTACACAGTTCCGTAAATGGGCTACTAAAATATTAAAAGAATACATGGTTAAAGGCTTTGTATTAGACATGGATTTATTAAAAAATGGAACTAGATTTGGTAATGATTATTTCGATGAATTACTTGAAAAAATCAAAGAAATAAGAGCAAGTGAAAGAAGAGTATATCAAAAAGTTACAGATATTTTTAAAGAATGTAGTTATGATTATGATAAAAAATCACAAACAGCACATAATTTTTATGCTAAAGTTCAAAACAAGCTACATTATGCAATAACTGGTCAAACTGCAGCTGAAATTATACATGAAAGAGCGGATCATACTAAAAAGCATATGGGTTTAACTACTTGGAATAATGCACCTGATGGTAAAATTTTAAAATCTGATGTGTGCACTGCTAAAAATTATTTAGATGAAAATGAAATAACTGAATTAAATAATATTGTCAATATGTATTTAGATTATGCTGAAAATCAAGCCAAAAGGCATAAATTAATGAGTATGGAAAAATGGGCAATTAAATTAGATTCTTTTTTAGAATTCAATGAATATGAATTGTTGAAGGATAAAGGAAAAATTAGTAAAGTGGATGCAGAAAATAAAGCGAATTTGGAGTATGAACAATTCAGAGTAATTCAAGATAAGGAATACAAATCCGATTTTGACAAGATGATTGAAAATATTAAAAAATTAGATGAATAATAAAGAAATTTGGGAGTTTGTAGTAAAAATGGATGATTATATTTATATTACTCAAATGGAATTAGCTTATAAAAATATAAGCAATGATAATACAGAAGTGAATCAAAAAGCAGGAATAATGATAGGGATAATTGGAGTAATGTTTTCAATACAAAGTACAATAATTGTAAGTTTATACCCATTCACAAACATATTATCCTATATTTTCATTGGATCATTATTTTGTTATTTAATAAGTATTGTTTATTTTATCAAAAATCTGTCTGTGAAAGAATATTTATCATTACCTTCACCTGATGCAGTAGTGAAATATTATGAGGAAGAATATACTACTGAATCATTTTATAGTACCATGCTTGGTAATTATCAATGGGTGATAAATAATAATATGAGTGTTGTTAATCTTAAATCAAAGTATTCCAAGAAAGGTTTTACATGTTTCTGTTTTGGTTTAATATTATTAACATTATTTTTCATAGGATATTTGATATT